GGCCGGACGTTTTTACAAGGCCCACTATTGACAAGCGGCCTGTCCGTGGTGTACATTCTTACAACTCGTTCGGAGGTTGCGAAGTTCGCTGGGTTACTGGGCTGTGCGACGCATCGAGTTGGAGAGCTGTACTATGGGCAAATCCAAATCAGCGAGTGTCCCAGCCCCGCCGCCGCCGGCCGCCCCGGCTGTGCAGGCCGAAAGCGAAGATGTCCGGGCGGCGCAGGAACGCGAGCGCCGGCGGTTGGCCAAGCGGTTCAGCCGCGAGAAGACGTTTCTTGTGAACCCGGCACAACCAGCAACTGGTAAGACGCTTCTGGGAGACTGATCGAGCCGTAACCCAATCCAGCAGGACCGTCCGGGAGTAGCTACCCGGGCGGCAGGCGATAGCCAGGGCCGTGCGGGGCCGCATCCGCGTACGGCCCTTTTTGCTGGACACAAGGCAGGACGCGCATGGCAAACGCCAAAGACATCCTGGAAGCATTCGGGAAACTGGAGAGCGACCGCGCGTCGTTCGACGGTCTGTACCGCGAGTGTGCCGAGTACTGCATGCCGCCCGAACAGGCGATCGGGCAGCGTAACCAGCCGGTGCAGGAGGGGCGCGAGTACATCGGGCCGGTCGACTCAATCGGGATCCGATGCGCGCAGCTCCTCGCGAGCGGCCTGTACTCCAACACGATCAGCAGCGGTCAGCAGTGGTTCCGGCTGCGTTCCCGCGACGAGAAGCTGAACGACCATGAGGAGGTCAAAGCGTACTGGGACGCTGTCAGCGACCGATCGCTGAAAGCGCTGCAGAACAGCAACTTCTCCTTGGAAGTGCACGAACTGCACGTGGCGTTCGTGGTGTTCGGGACCGGCGTAATGTTCTCGGAACTGACCGACGGGGCCAGGCTGAGCTTCCAACACCACAGCGTGCGCAACGTGTACCTGGCCGAAGGGCTGGAAGGGCGCATTGATACGCTGTACCGCCAGTTCTGGTTGACCGCCACGCAGGCGGTACGGAAGTTCCCGAAGAGCGTATCGAGCGAAGTCCGCAGGGCCGCGTCAAACCCGCAGACCGCCCAGGACAAGTACCCGTTCGTGCACTACGTCGGCCCGCGTGAGAGCGTAGCCACTGGCGCCAAAGGCGCGCGGGCCATGCCGTACGCGTCGCTCTACATCGAGCGCAAGGCCGAAACGATCGTCAGCGAAAGCGGGTTTGAAGAGTTCCCGTTTGCCGCGCCACGGTTCAGCAAGCTCGACGGCGAAGTGTACGGCCGCAGTCCGGCAATGTCCGCCCTGCCCGACCTGCGCATGGTCTCGCGCGCCTCAGAGGACTGGATTGACGCGGTCGAAATGGCCGTGGTCCCGCCCGTATTCCTGCCTGACGTCGAAGGCATGGAGCGGACCGACCTGCGGCCCGGCGCAATCAACGTTTACGATCCGACCCGCGGTGGCAGCCCGGTGATGTACAAGGCCGGCGGCGACACGCAAGTGGGGATGGATTTCATCACCCGCAAGGACACGGCGATCGAACAGATGTTCATGGTCGACCTGTTTCAGATGTTCCAGGCCGCGGCCGGCGGCAAGAACATGACCGCGACCGAAGTTGCGGAACGTGTCGGCGAGAAGATCCAGGCGATTGCGCCCGTGGTAAGCCGGCTGCAGAGCGAACTGTACCAGCCGGTGATTGAACGCGTAGTGACACTCTTGGGCCACGCCGGGCTGTTGCCCGACCCGCCGGCGGTCCTACGCGGCAGTCAATACGACGTGGTCTACACCAGCCGCCTCGATGCGCGGTTGAGCGAGACCGAGAACCGGAACATGCTGAAGTTCCTGGCCGAGGCGGGTCAGGCAGTGCAGATCGTGAGCGCCGCGCCGGCGCTTACCGCCCTGGTCGACATTGACCAGATCATCAAGCGCCTGGCCCAGAACGACAACGTTCCCGCCACGCTGATCCGGACCACGCGCGAGGTTGAGAAGCACCGGAAGCAAATGGCGCAGGCACAGGCACAGGCACAACAGCGGCAACTGCTGGCCGACAAGATTGCGCCGGTCGATATCACCAAGCCGATTCAGGACGAATCCCCAATGATGGCGCTGGCGGCCGCGGCCGCCAGCGGCATGGCGGGGATGGAGTAGGAGGACGCACGAGCATGGCGCCACGCCGCAACAGGACAGAGCCGCGGGTTGTGCAGCTCGACCCGGCTGTATTGGCCGCCGAGGAGAGCAAGACGGCGGCATACCGGGCCGTGTTCGGCACCCCGGAAGGGATGTTCGTGCGGCGCGACCTGGCCAAGTACTGCGGCCTGAACAGCATCTGCATGGTGGCGGGCCAGGACGGCGAGCGTCTGACCGCGTTCGCACTGGGCCGCAGAGTAGTAAGCCTGTACATCGAGGAGACAGTCAATGGACGACGCATCTCAGGGGACCGGCGCGGGCACGCAGGGGCAACCAGCCCCGAGCGGCAGCAGCCCGACGCAGGGGCAGGCCAGCCCGAGCACCGCGCCTGACGCGGGCGGCGGCGACCTGTTGACGAGTGGCGGCACTGCGGGCAGTGGCACGCCGGCGCCTGACGCGGGCGGCACGAACGGCGACGGCGCCGGGCTGCCGGACTGGGCCAAGGGCATTCCTTCCGAACTGATCACCGACAAGGTCAAGGGGTTCAAGAGCCCGGCCGACCTAATCCGTAGCTACAACGAAGCCCAGAAGCTGATCGGCAAGAAGGGCGTGACACTGCCCGGCGAAGACGCCAAGCCGGAAGACTGGGCCGCGGTGTACAAGGCGCTGGGCCGCCCGGAGAGCCCGGACAAGTACGAGTACGCGCCCCCCGATGGCATGAGCCTGAACACGGAGCAGTTGAAGGCGACACAGACCGCACTGCACGGCCTGGGGCTGAGCCAGAAGCAGTTTGAAGGCGTGATGAACCAGTACGTGGGCAGCGTGCAGGCCGAGTTGGCCCGAGCCCAGGAGTTCCAGAAGACGGCGCGCAACGAGGCGGTGGAGAAGCTGCAGGCCGAGTTCGGGAACCGCATGGACGCGGAACTGGCCAAGGTCAAGGGCGTGGTGACCAAGTACGGATTGGGTGACGCGTTCAAAGCGGCGGGCCTCGCAAACGACTACAAGACGATCCGCGCCATGATCGACTTTGCCAATGCCATGGGCGAAGACCAACTGCTGGGGCACGCGAGCCCGGCCGGCATCGACGAGCAGATTGCGCAGTTGAAGAAGTCCGACGCGTACCAGAACTATAGCCACCCCGGGCACGCCGCCGCCGTGGCCAAGAAGATGGAGTTGATCACGCTGAAGCACCGGGCGCAGGGCGCGCCGGTCTGAGGCAGACCGTAGACCGAAGATCATTGCCGAAGTCCAGGACACCCGTGTCAACGCGACACGGCCCGGGGCGTAGGCCGTCGAAGGCGTGACGAGCAACGCCATGACGGTCCCGGCCGACAGCCGGAGACGCCGTCGGAGACCCCCCATCCGATTCCAACGGGCACGTGAGGCGAACGCACACGCAAGGAGACCTGGACCATGGCGTACAATGAGCACTACAAGGAAGCGTTCTCGGACGCGGTTCTCGAACTGGCTGGCAGTCAGAAGCGCAGCCTGCTGAAGGAACTGGTCGGGCACGAATCGAAGAAGGGCGAGGCGGTTTTTCTCGACGCCATCGGCCCGGACGACGATGCCGACACCACGCTGCTGTCGGCCACGAAGAACCGCGAGCGCTACGAAGAGATCGAGAGCCCCGACCTTGACGACTGGCTTGACCTGCAGACCCCGCACATGAACATGAACAAGCAGCGCACGCTGTGCCTGCCGCGCCGCATCGACTGGGGCTTCCACTTCAACAAGGAAAACGAGATTGCGGAGATCGCGGACTCGAAGAGCAACACGCTCCGGGGCGGTATGGCCCGCGTGTGGAAGGGCGAAGACGCGCTGGTCCTCACCGCATTGTCCGCCGCGACCGTCAGCCGGGGCCGCAACCTGGGCGCCCTGTCCAGCGTCTCGATGCCCGCCAGCCAGCAGATCACCATTACCACCGGCGAGGCGGTGGAGGACATCGAGAAGAACATGTTCGCGCTGATCCTCGAGAAGTTCGAGGAACAGTACACGGCCAACGAACGCGTGTTCGTGGCCATGAGCCCGGCCGCCAAACGGCGGCTGATCATGAACTCGGGCGACAAGTTGGAGTCGAAAGACTTCATCACGTCCGTGCGCACGCTCGAAACCGGCCAGCTCCCGGACATCTACGGCGCCCACGCCGTGGTCGTGCCGGCGCTCAAGGTGACCGAAGGCGAGGACGAGACCATTTACGCCTGGACCGAGTTCGGGGTGACCTGGAACCTGTTCGACCCCTTCATCCAGGAGATCGGCAAGTCTGCCGACCAGCGCTTCCACTGGGTCGCGTACATGGAAGAGTTCGCGGGCTGCGTGCGGGTCGATGACCTGCGCTGCCTGCAGATCACCGTGACCGGCGCCGGCTCCTGAGCGTGATTGACCCCCTGGGCAATGCCCCGACCCGCCGCCCCGTGCGACGGGCCGGGGCGCCCTTCCCAGACTGAGGGAGGCACGCGCGATGGACAAAGCATCTACCCTTACCGAGGTTTCGAATCTCGCCCTTACGCTGCTGGGCGAGCCGGCGATATCCTCGATCGACAGCACGACGGAGCCGGCGCCGACATTGCGCCGCGTGTTCCCGGGCGTGCTGCGCACGCACGAGGCGGCTTATCGGTGGCCCGAACTGATTACCGAGTGGGCGCCGACCGAGCCCGAAGAAGAACTGTCATCCGACGACTGGTACATGTACGCACTGCCGGCAGACTGCCTGCGAATCCTCGAGGAGATCGACGGGTACACGTACCGCATTGAGGGCGAATACCTCATTACGCCCAGCAACGCGCCGACGTTCCGGTACCTGGCATACTCCGAGGCGGTCGGGGACTGGGGACCGCAACTCCTCGACGTCATTGCGTACGCGCTGGCCATCCAGGTCGCGCCGAAGCTTGAGCAGGGCGTGAAAACGGCCGAAGCGCTCCGGGCCGTGTTCGACGCGCGGATCCTGCCCCAGGCCCGGCGTGTGTCAGCCATGCACGGAACGGGCATCACGTACCGCGCGCGACGCCACCGCTGGTCGCAACGGCGTATGAGTTGGATTTGACCGGGAGGGGACATGCCGGTCTACCGACACACATTCAACGGCGGCGAGATTGCCCCGGAACTGCATTGGCGCAGTGACCTGGCCCGGTACGGCACAAGCTGCCGCACGCTCGAAAACATGCTGCCGACCCCGTACGGCGGCGCGACGCGGCGCGCGGGCACGAAGGTGCTGGCGCACGTGTACGAACCGAGTCGCGCAACGGTGGCGCTGCGGACGCTCGTGTTCAAGTACAGCGAGGACACAGCGTACCTCATTGTATTCTGCGACGACGACGGGGACCTGTCTCTGCAGATTTACGCCACGGACGGAACGTTGAAGGACACGATCGCAGACGCGCCGTGGGCGGGGCTGGACCTCTACAAGATTGCCGTCTCTCAAACCAATGACGTCATGTGGCTGGCGCATCCGGAAGTGCCGGTGTACCGGCTGGCGCGCCACGCGGACGACGACTGGAGCTTGAGCGCACACATTTTCACGGGCGGACCGTGGCGGCCTATGAACCTGGAAAGGTCCGCTACCATTTCCGTCTCACCTGCAGTCTGGAACAGCGGCACTGCGTACGCGGAAGGCGATCGGGTATTGGTGGGCGACACACAACAGACGTTGACGTCCATCGCTTGGGTGTACGGTTACCAGACCAGGTACACCCACCCAGGCTGGGCTGGCACAGTCGAGATCCGGAACCATTACTACACGAAGTTCGGCATGGCCGACGCAAGCGCGTTTGCAACCGGTGACACCATTATCATAACCGGCACGACCTACCACAACGGGACTTGGACAGTGGTGGCGGTCGACACGGGAACCGATTACGTGCTTTTGGACTGCGGCGTCTACTACAACGTGTATAGCTCATGGGTTAACAAGCACAGCGAGGCCCTGACCGGGTCCCCGGTCATCACCAAGGCGGTGGCCGGATTTTACGAGTCCATTCTGGCCGGCACAAACAAGGCGCCAGCCTCGAACCCAACGTACTGGCGGTCCTGCCTGGCGTACTCCGGAACAGTAACACTGAAGAGCGAGCAGAGCCTGTTCAGCACCGACATGGTAAACGGCGCCATACGTTTCGAGATCGAAACCCCAGAGCAATCCAGCGTAGGCACGTTCGCCGCGACAGACGCCGCATCAACACCGATTCCAGCGTACGGCACAGTCCGGCTGACCACTGAGGGCGGGCGCTGGGGCGGCACGATCGAACTTCGACAGAGCACGGACGGCGGCGCGAACTGGGACGTCCTGGGGCAAATCTGCAGCCATGACGCGGACTACAACGGCTCGATCGAACGCGACATCGACCAGGGCGGAACGCTAGTCCGCGCGTACATGAAAGAGTACATAGCACCGACGAATAATCCAACCGGCTGCAGTTGGAAGCTTGAACTGGTGACCCGCACGAGCCCAACCTGGGTCCGGATTACCGCCTACACGGACACGTACACGGTCACGGCCACCACGGAGAGCTTTCTGTTCGCCGCCGCCCAGACTTGGCGATGGGCCGAAGGCGCTTTCAGCCCGTTAAACGGCTACCCGCGCGCCGTGTGCATCTTTGACGAACGCCTGATCGTGGCAGGCACCACGCGCGACCCGCAGACGGTCTGGGGCAGCGAGATCAACGACTGGGAGAACTTTGCGCCTGGCAACCTGGAAACAAGCCCGATCGTGTTCAGCGTGTCCGCCGACCACCTGCAAACGATTCAGTGGCTCATCCCCAAGCAGGAACTGATGATCGGCACGGACGGCGGCGAATGGACCATGGGGGGCCGCGACGCCGAGAAGGCAATCAGCGGCAGCAACATCAAGGTCCGCCGCCACTCGGAGATCGGCAGCGCACCGATTCAGGCCGTCGCCACACAGGAAGCAGTCCTGTACGTGCAACGCGGTCGGCAGGCCGTGCGGAGCATCGAGTACAGCTATGAACTGGACGGCTACCAGGCGCCGGACGTGTCGATCCTGGCCCAC